GTTCAGGCGTTTTTTCTTCCGCATCCTTCTGCGCCGTGGTGAGTTTTCCTTTTTCAACGGCAAGAGAAGATAAAGCTTCCTGAGCCTCTACAATCTTGTCTACGTCCCCGCTTTCATGGGCTTCTTTCAACAAGTGTTTCGCGGAATCTATCTGAGTAGTAACACGACTGCCGAATTCTTCCTGATATCCCTTATCAAGGGAATCCAGGCGTTTTTTCAAATTCTCGTTTTCTTTTTTGACACTTTCCGCATACTGAACCGCCGTCTGTTTCTGACGTTCTTCTTCACGGAAACGTTTGGTGAGTTTATCAATGCGGGTCTTAACACCGGCACTGTATTCTTCAAGCTCGTCTTCGGTCTCTTCTTTTTCTTGTACCTTGACTTCAGGCTTTTCTTCGGGTTTTTCTTCCCCGGAGATATCTATGTCTACAGGAGATTCTTCGGAATCACCCACATCAATCGGTTTTTCTTCAGGCATGTCGTGTTCTCCACGGCTGCTTTCTCCTTTCTAGACATGTTTTATATCATCTGGTTCAAGGATCGTAGCAATGACTTCATCGTCATTTATAATACGAACCTCACCGCCGTCGATTTTAAATCGAGCACCAGCATAGCGGCCAATACAAATCCAGTCGCCTTCCTTGCACCAAGATCCTGCATCTCCAAACTTGTTCTTATCCTGATAAGCCAAAGGACCTACCTTTAATACATAAGCAACCACAGTAGCTAAAGCTTCACGGTCTCTGACCTGATCAGGAATAAAAACGCCACCATCCGTTGTGGCACGTCCCATGTAGGGCATGACCAACAAGCGCCATCCTGTAGGTTGTGGAAGTCTTTCGCTAAGAGAAACATCCAGCAAAGAAGGATCAAGAACTTTTTCATCCTTGTGAACGTAGGGGACTTTCTTTTTTTCTTTCTCAGCTACATGGTCGGGAACATATAGGGTCTTGGTCATTCTTTCTCCGATTTCTCCAAATAATCCTTAATTTCCTGTTCTGCGAACTCCAGCCCCTTCAATTCACCAACAAGTTCTTTATAAGATTCCAGATCTTTGGGGGAACCATGAAGAATAGCGTCTTTTGTCAGTTCTGCGCGAGATTGAATCGCTTTTAATACGTTATAGGCAAACGTAGTCGGATCTGCCATTATTTCTTTTTATTACCTTTTATCATGGGATGGATTATAGCCTTTTGCAACCTGTCCAGATAACGGCTTTGATCTACTACACCTTTTGGTACTTGTACAGGTTTAATTGCCGGGCCACCGTCACTATACCCTAACGGACTAACAACTGAGAAACCGCCCTCTACCTCCATAGGTTCACCGTTAACCCGGTCTGCATATTCCTGGGCTTCCGTAAATGTATCGTAAACAACTCCTCTAGGCATCAGAATCTCCTCGTTTTTCTGGCGAATCCGCCATCGTTCATTTTCATGTACTTGTCCAACTCGCCCTTGTACATCTTCTTCAACAGGGCGGTGTCCCCTTTGGAAAGAGCACCGGACCCCTGTTCCATATACTTACCCAGATTTTCATCAGAGATCAGTCCGCCACCTGCCTTCTCTTTCGGTTTCGGAACCGATTTAGGAGCATGAAGTCCTCTAGCTTTCAACCATTTTGCATATTCTCTGTCGAAAGCCTTCTCTTTAGCCATCAGTACCGCCTCGTCTTACTGGCCATTCCACCATCGTTCATCGTGATGTAGTCCTGTATGGAAACATCTTCAACGTTGAAAGGTTGAGGGCGTATGTTTCGAGTAAGGTAATTAGCCACTCTCATGTCATCACGGGGAGAAAGTCTGGCACGGGGATTCCGCATTAGTTTGTCAACGGAATCTATGGTTGCTCTGCTTGGTCTTTGATAAGCCATTAGTATACCCTCGTATTGCTGACCATTCCGCCATCGTTCGCTTTTAAATAATAATCCAGATCAGTAAGCGTTTGATCTACCCTTTTCCGGTCTCCCTCAGAAATGGTTTTGGCGCCTTCATTCAGCAATTTTTTAATTGTGTCTCGAGCAGCCTTTCCTGTACCTTTTTTCCCAGCCATCAGAATGTCCCCTTTCCATCATTGTCATTGAAATAACGACCACGGACCTGGAACTCAGTTCCTTGAATAAGTTTCTCCGTCTTACGGTCAAGCTTCTTACGACCCCACTCCGTGGGAATCTCATCAATCCCATAGGTGTCATCTCCAACTTCCTCTACGGAATATTGTTTACCAGGTTTCATAATAGTCTCCTTTGTTTCACGTGGAACACTTTCATGTTTTTTTAGACTTTTTTCTTTTTCTAGCCATTTCTTTAAAATTAAGTGCCAAAGTCCTCGCGGGGCCTTTGCATCCACGTTTGGTTATGGGGGTGCATTTTCCTTTGGTGCCGCGTTTCTTGATGGACTTGTTAACCTTCTGTATCCACTTTGTATCCTTCTTCTTTTTCCTAGCCATGACTCACCTTTTCTTTTTATAGCCTCTGGCTCTAATGGCACGTCCCTGTTTTTCGGCATCGGAACGATTTTTGTAAATCTTTCCGCTCTTCCCCCACTGGTAACCGCCCTTTACCTTTCGGACAGGCATTTAATTGCCTCTCTTCGTATCTGTTATATCCTTGTTGATCCGTTCAAGGTTAACGTCCGCCCTTAATAACGCAATGTCCTCGCTCGAGTCAATCTTTTCGCGTGTTATCTCCTGTCGTTCAGCTTCACGTCTTTCCTCAAAATCCTGTTTTTCACTGAACTCGTTGGCCTTGCGCATCATATCGGCTTCCTTGATGTCAAGTTCCTTCTCACGCAACTGAACCAGAGGATCTGTCTCTCCCGGAGGCGGCGGCATTAACTCAGCCATAATTTCCTGGGTGTACTGGGCAATCAGTTCCGCAACCCGTGCTTCAATATCAACTTGAGGTTCCTGTTGCCCCATCTGTGCAGCCTGTTGGGACTGCATCGTCATTTCAGCCATGGCAACACCTCTGGCCTTGAATGCGATGTGTTCGCACAAGTGCGCCTGAAGCAAAGCAAAAATAGGAGGAGTAGATCCCGGAATAGGTGTCTTCATAAAAGCCATGTGGGCCAGGATATGGGCATCATGGTCCTGGGTGGGAAAAGCCTGAAGAGTTTCCTGTATAATGGACTTGGCGTTTTCTATTGCAGGATCTGTAGGTTGAGGCGCTTGAGGGGCAGGTAAAATTGCTTCTATGTTCTGAACTCCTATCGCCTCGTATATTCTCCTGTATGCTTCATACAGGTTATGCATTTGCGGATTGGTTTGTGCCAGTTGCAACTGGGTTTGTGCCAGAGCAAGTCTTTGCGACATCGAAAATATATTTGGATCAGATACGGGGATGACATCAATTCTCTCATCAAAATCCATTTGTTTGATAACTGATTCAGCGCCCCAGACGTTGTAAGGGTAAACAGGGGGGAGGGATTCGGCAAAAATCTTTGCCAACATCTTGAATTCCTGTTTTTGTGCATAGTGCATCCGCTTGTGGATAGCGGACATGACCTTGGAGCCGCGTTCAAGTAACGCGACAGTCGTTCCTACGGCTGCGTTCTGGTTCCCATCGCCTACCTGAAGGTCTGCTATGGCCGCGAACCGTCTTCCGGCGTCCACCACAAACCCCAAAAGGGACATCAGCGTCTGACTTGGTTCCTTATAAGGGAGAGGAATGATGCTTTCTCGAAGAGCACCACCGGGAACATCAATATCACGAAACTCACCAGGAGAAAGAGGCTCATCAGCGTCACGAATCCGAATACCCCTAGCTTTAAAACCAGCGGGAAGATTAGCAAGTGTCCCGGCATCGATTAATTGCCTCAAAATTGACGTTGCAGAGCGTCCTAGCCCTCCAATCATGTGCAAAAGGCCAAATCCATAAAATCCAAGCCCCGGAAGGAACTTGTAATGGGCAAAATACTGTAATTTCCTGTAAAGTTCGTCACCTTCCTGCCAATTTCTCCGAATTGAGAGGATTTTTGTGCTTCCTTCGTCGATTGTAACGATATAGGGGAGCTTGATCCCTGTTTCTTCGTCATCTATCGGGCTTTTATGCTCAAATCCCGGTAAATCAAGGTCCGTATGAATCTCCAAAAGGGTACAATCCTGGTCATCCATGGTCTTCTGGATGCCCATAAGCTCTCTTTCTTTGTCTTTTAGCTCATCATCCGCCTCGTAAGGACTTAATTCCACGTCTCTATAAAACCCACCTGCCTGAAATTTGCGAATTGAGTTCATTCCCATGCGAATTACGTGCGTAACACGGGATGCAGACGCTAAATCAGTGGCATTGTAGGGGACAATCAGGTCATCGGCAGGGACAAATCGGGCAACAGCACGGTCTAAAAGGTCATCAAAGTAGACTTTTTTGAAGGCAGACCCCGCTAAAGGGAGATAAAACAGCAATCTGTCCATCTCAGGGTCATATTCTTCCATTACATGCGTAATCTGGTAATTCATAAACTCCTGAACACGCTGGGACTGGGATTCTACATCAGGGGACGCCGCTCCAATGACCTGTGTTCGCACCGGCCCAGATGACGGAAGCAGTTCCTTGTACGCCTGTGCCTGAAACTGGGTGACAGCTTCCGCAATTACAGGATGGGTAACACCACTTGAACCACGGAAAGGTTCTTCCCTTTCCTCATATTTAATTCCCAGAAGGTCCAGGCCGTTGCGGTAGGAATCTTCCCAGTCATCACGGCCACTTTTGTCATCCTCATAATAGTCAACAAGTTCAGACGCAATATCCATGAGGACTCTTTCGTCCAGAAGTTCGGCAAGGTTGGCGTCAGGTTCCGCCATTATTTCTTCCTGAACCCTTTTCTCAAAATCTATAACAACAGAACCATCCTCCTGTTCCGTAATGTCTTCAGGTTCCTCTATAACCTCAATTTCTTCCTCTTCCTCAAACTCGTCTATGGGAATACCTTGAGAAGGAATTGCGTTATCAATAAGCGAAACAGGTCTATCAGCCATTATTTAGATACCCCTTTGAATTTCTCAAAAGACCGGAGACCCCCAAGACCAAGCATTCCCAGTAGAACCGGCATCATAACAGAAAGATCCATTTGTGGTAATTGCACCAGATAACCAGACTGCGCCAAAATGAAAACAAGGATGGGCTGTAGGACATATGTGTACGCAAGAGCTACCCCGCATGTCCAGCCAATAAAAGGACGCCAACCTGCGACAAAGAGATTTCTCGAGGCAGCCTCGTTCTTGTTTATTTCAAGTTGCGCTAAATCAATCTTGGCAAGGTGCGTAGTCAGTTCTGCCTCAATCTCCCGCTTTGCCTTGGCAGCCGCTTCCTTGTCTTCAGGAAGAAACCTGCTAACCACATCCCCTACAATAGGAAGAAGGGAAGGAAGAAGAGACGCAATCATAATTACCTCTTGGAACCATTGAAACGGTCACGAAGATTATTACAGAAGTCCCACAAAGAAGAAATCTGCTTTTCGTGGACATCTATCTGAGCACGGTGTTTCACCGTCTCCACGTAGGTATCGCGCTCCATTATATTATCTATGTCTTTGCGGACATTATCAACTTCCGCTTTTAACTTCACAGCAACAATGATCACTCCCACCAGAAATACAATCTGGTGCCAGTACTGACTTATTAGTTCCATAGTGCATACCTAGTGGATGCCTGTCTCCTTCAATACTATGCCAAATACCGCAACAATTATACCTATAATTGAAATAACCGTGGCACTTATCATCGCTCCTATACCAATCAGAATAACAGCAGCCGCCGTCCAGGTGGATGGCTCCTTCACACGGCTTTTGATCCACTCTATCATAAGCTTCTCCTAATAATATTCACGGGCTTGTGGAACCTCCATAATTTCATCTTCTTCCTCATCGCTGTCAAGACGAAGAAATCCTCCTTTACGATATCTAATAAGTGCCATCGACATGCTGTCGCAGTAATCGTCATAGTCACCATGAGGAAACGCCGCACACTCGTCGATAACCTCCTCCGCAAATCTTCTCTCAGGCGCCCAGACCTTTCCTGACTCGAATATGGGAGCAACCATGTGCATTCGTGTGTGCTTGTCTTTCCCCTTGGACGGCGTGTAGTTCACAACCGGAATACCCGTCGCTCGTAACTCATCCGTCAGAGGAGTCCCCGTGGCCTTCGCCTCAATCAACACCATGTCAGGTTCCCAGTAGTTGTATTCCTTCAGGGCTTTGGCTTTGAGTTCGGGGAAGTCCCACCGTCCCCTCTGAGCGTCCATGAGGATGATACTTTCCGGGTCGGACTCGTTAGGCTTGAAGATCCCCCAAGTCGTGATTGCCGAATAATCCGCCGTCTCCTTTTTCGAGAACGCCGTGTCATAGGACTGCATAATGTAACTGACAGGGGGGATGTCTTTTTTCTCCCATTTGTTCCACCACTCCTTCTTGATGATTGCCCCTTCTTCCGCAACAGGGTTCTGCTGCCATTGCGCATTCCACTTGCTCAAGGACAACGACGCCTTGACCCTTAACAATTCTTCCTTGTTCCAGAACTCCGGCCATAAAACGTTGTCGCTTGGTAAAATAGCAGGAAACTCTATGAGATCCCACTGGTCCGCCATAACATCCGCGCCTTGCGCACGAACAAGTTTCCCCGTCAAATCCTTGAGCGACCACCGCGTCATCACAATAACAATGGACCCCCCAGGCTGAAGCCTCTGGCGAGGACCAGACGTGTACCACTCGTAGGCATGTTCCATCGCCGCTTCCGACAACGCATCCTGTTCAGAATGCGGATCGTCGATAATCAGTAAATCCGCACCACGACCCGTGATGGCGCCGCCAACACCCGCCGCATAGTACTCCCCTCCCTGACCCGTGTCCCAGCGACCAGCCGCCTTGGAATCCGCACGGAGATCAACACCGGGGAAAATGTCCCTGTATTCCTCCGTCTCCATAAGGTTCCTGACCTTCCTCCCAAACCTTACGGCAAGTTCGGCAGTGTGCGTTGTCTGGATGATCTTCAGAGAAGGGTTCTTCCCTATAAGCCACGCGGGAAGAAGGTAAGACGCAAATTCAGACTTGGTATGACGCGGAGGTAAATTGACAATGATCCGTGAACCTGGAGTAACAGCCAGTTTCTCAAACAACGTTGCAACCTTCTTGTGATGCGCCCCCTCTATAAATCCTTCGTAAACATGTTCCACAAAAGGAAGGAAACTGTCTTCAGCCTTGTTCCTTACCTCAAGTTTGCGCTTCGCTTCCTCTAAAGCCAGAACCTCCCGTATAACTTCGTCAGATGCGTTTAGCACGTTTCCACCTCAAGTATTCCGCCGCCTCCTGTACATTGGCGAAGCATACCAGAAACGATGTCGCCGATACCGCCAATGGGTCGAATACCGCCGTGATCGTCTCGCCGTACATCTGTTCCCCATACCCTAACCTCTGTGCGTAATCATCCGCCGTCTTGTACCCCTTGGCCCTCGCCGCCCAGTAAACCTTGTTAGTCCACTCATCCTCAAACTGCGCCAATGCCCAGTTGTGCTTGTGTCCCGATATGTAGAGATTAGCTTCCTGCGAAAATCTCGCACGTTTAACCTGTGCATGAAGAGGATTCCACTGCGAATGACCCGGCATGTCGTGAGATGCCCATATCCGCGCACTCCTGCCCTTCGGAAACCTGACCTCTATCCGCGCACTCCACTCCTGTGTCAATGTGCCGGGAACCTTTAACCACTCTATCGGATCAGCATCATTCTCCAGCCATAAGTCATGATTGCCCTTGACCAGTAAACACCAGTCCGTCGCTTCCAAAAGCCATTGAACAAGTTGCCACGATTGCGTGGCCGAAACTTCCTGAGATGCCCATAACCGGGACAACCTGCCAACCCAGTTGTTGTTGGCATCGCCTAAACTCGCAGCGTACATGCCCTCCGTATTATTAACCGTGTCAAGGTCTTCCCGGAGCTTACTCCAGTTGCAAGAGTTGTCGTCAACATGCGGATCGCCAAAGAAACTTATCGCCAAAGGTCCCTCCCGCGTAAACGTCAATGGTATCCACTTGCGACTCTCATCCGCCTCTCGACGACGCTCATACCTC